ATGCAAGGCCAATCCAATTGTAACACAAGACGCATGCTGTATTTCTGCAACAGTAGATGCTGTATCAAACGATTCCTGAATCTTTTGTTGCAACAATTCTAAATGAAGTGAGGCAAATTCAATTCCTTCTGTTACACTTTCTGAAACAGATGGAGTCATCAATTCCGACACCCATTCTGGCCCAATTCTTTCAAATAATTGCTCTGGGTTCTCCTCTCCCATTTTTCTCCAAATAGATAATGTTGTACCATTATCGGAAGAAGCTAATCCTGTTTCCAAGAAAAGTGCAAACCCAATATCCGCTATTTCTTGCATAAACTCCAAATATGTATCCTGCATGAGTTCAAAAGAACTTGCAGACTGACCATCGATGTAATCTCCTACGGTCAAATAAGGCAAATTCACCACTTCAGGGCAACCTTTTAAACAAGGAAATTCATTTCCCTGATACATATAAATTGTCTCTGCTCCTTGTTTTTGCCTTCCTAACGGATACAATCGACAAACTAAAGGCCTTCCTTCGTGAACACTACATCCGAAACCGTCGACATATTGACTGCAAGTCGATTCAAATTTCGAGTCCTTTTCCTTTATAAAACGCATTCTTATTCCCCCTAAATCACAAAACTGAAGTTGAAATTCTTTTGAACTAAGTCCTTTAGCTTTTGCTAAACAAATTAATTCCCATGGATTTAGACTTACATTTTTATCATGACAACAAGTTCCTGTTCGAGAACAAGTTAAAGGAAGTTTATCTTCAGCAGAAAGTTTGGTATGACGAATCATGAATGATTTTTATGAAAGAATTCAAATTTAAAGGAAAAAGAATCAAACCTACAGAACTAAGTTTTATTTCATACTATCATAGAAACACAATCTAGAAGATTTCAATCAATTCAAAAATAAAGTTGTATTTACAGATTTTATTCTTACCTTTGCATCACAAAATCGCGGGATGGAGCAGTAGGTAGCTCGTCGGGCTCATAACCCGAAGGTCACAAGTTCGAGTCTTGTTCCCGCTACACAAAGGGACTGATTAACTTTCGAGTTAGTCGTCCCTTCTTTTTTTGCCTTTATATTCCTTGAAAATGAAGCGATTAACTTCATAACTTCATTCACTCTTTTGGTTCGACACTGCCCATTTTTCTTGTCATAGTATATTCCTTCTGGATACACGATTTTTTGAAGTGCCTGTTTTGTATTATAGTTATAATTCTTCCATGAATCCGTTAAATTTATTACAATTTTCAAAGCTGTATCTATCTCTTTATTGAGGTTCGACGACTTAAATTCAAGATCGTTAAGCTTCGCTTCAAATTCCTTCTTTTCTTCCTTGTATTTAGCGATGTACTTCTCGTAGAGCTCACGATTTATTTCTTCGCTAATGAATCGTTCTTCCAGTCGCTCAATCTTTTTATCAATGTCGCAAAGCTCCTTCTCTAAGGTTTCAATTGCTCCAGACTTATCTTCATTAAACTTCTGAAAGGTAGCCTCTAATTGGTAACGGAATACTGGTAAATACTTTTCCTCAAAAGTAAATTCGTTCAGCATGTTCTGAAATTGCTCGTTGAGACGCTTTGCATTTTCATTCACACAACATCCGTTAGTTCCACATTTGTAGTAATGGATGTTCTTTTTCTTGACGATGTAGCCCCTCATTGGTTTGCCACATTTATCGCACAATAAAAACTTCTTCAATGGCAATTGCTCGTTTTCTTCAAAGACTTTCCAACCTTGTGAGTTCATATCCTGCAACTGACTTACTTTCAAAAACAGTTCCTTAGATACTAGCTTTTCGTGTTTGCCTTCTATGATTGCACCGTCAAGCATATTGTGGGTTATAAGTCCACAGTAAAAAGGATTTTCAAAGATTTTGGTTATCATTTGCTTGTGCAAAGGAAGTCCCATATCGGCTAATCTGTCTCTGATTTGCATATTGGTCAAGCCTTCATACGCTTTCCATTCAAAGGCCTTCTTAATGAGTTTTCCTTTCTCGTTGATGACAATCTTTTTCTCCCCATTGATTTTTACATTGTCATATCCCAAAGGAGCTTTGGTTGACCAATATCCCATCAAAAGTTTTTCTCTTGTTCCTGCAATACATTTTTCTCTTCGCATTTGGTTATCGTACTCGCTAAAGATAAAATGTATGTTTTGCTGAAGACTACCACTGGCGGTAGTGGTATCGGTAGGTTGAGTAACTGCAAAAACTGTAATACCCTGTTTCTTTAATTCAGAAGCAATGTAAATGGCATTGGCTCCTGAACGGGAAAAGCGGTCAACACTATACACGATAATATGCGAAACCTTCTCCTTGCTCTTTTTAACAAAATCAAGCATCCGTTTGAATTCCTTACGTTCATCGCTTTTCGCACTTTCATAAGTACCTCCAAAATAAGACAGCACATTATATCCTTGCTTTTGAGCATACGTTTCACAAGCTTTTCGTTGTGTCTGCAAACTAAGATTGTTATCAGCCTGCTCTTTGGTTGATACCCTGGTGTAGATAACACAATTGAATCCTAGTGCCTTCGTAATATTGCTATTTACCTTGGCAAACTTTTCAAAACCCTTTGCTACGTTTCTCATGGCTCTGTACTTTTTTATTAAACTCGTGTCCTTCGTGAATGATTGAACAATATTGAATAGTAAAATCACAAATCATTTGTGCCTCTTCATCTGTTACTTGTTCAAACCCTTCAAACTGTCTTAATTTTTCCGGTGTTAAATCTTCTTTGTTTAACTTTTTAGCCCTTGGCATGGCTTGTATGGTTAAAGCATAGGTCTGATTGTTCAGTGGTTATGCTTATTTGCCAAGTCCCTTTTGTTGTAGGGTATTTTATTGTTCTATAAAACCAGCTTCACCGTATTCTGAATCCTGGTTACTACGCCCTTGTGGCTTTTGATAACGATGTCTTGATAGTTACTGTCTTGGAGAATATCAACAATTTTGCGTTTTACATTCTGCTCCTTAATCAGCTCTACAGATTTCATTTTCTTGTTTTTGAAATTTATAGTTACAGTCTCGTATTCACCTGAATGAATGATTTCAAGCAACCGTCTTTCATTGTCTGCAAGTATCTGGAGTTGTGGAATCAGAAAGGAATCCTTAGTATCAGAAAGGAAATTGTTCAGGATATTAGAGATGGAAATTTTAACGTGTGTCTCATACGTCAGCTTCCGAACATCACTCGGTTCAAATACGTCCAGTTTACTTTCAAACAAAGGAAGGATAAACCCATCAGAAAAAATATTCAGTGATACAGGGACTTTAGTGGTAAGCGTTTCCACAATCATCAATTCCAAAAATGAAACAGACAAATTATCGTCTATGCTTTCATAGCTTTTGGATTCAAGAAAAGAAAGAAGTTCTGTTTTAGAATCATCATTGGGTAGTTTATCCAATTGGTCTCTATTGAGACTAAACAGTTCAAAGAGCCATTTTAAATTGATTTTGGTAAGTATCTCTGACTTGGCTTTTTCAATGATGGGAATCGGAACGCCAAATGTTCTCAGGTCATTGATGATTTTAATCCAAACATATTGGATGTAATCATAACGTCTCCATTCACTTTCTTCACGACTGTGTTCCAGTAAACCCTGCTGATCCCAATGCAGAACGGTACGGTATTGAACTCCTACGTCCTTCAATAAAAAGATGGGCTTAGTTAGCTTCTCGTGCAGCTCGGTTACTCTAAGAAGGGAACGAATCCCGATGAACTCGTCCAGTTTTGAGGTATCTTCCATGTGGTAAATTTATGCACAAATATGCTATTTATTTTTATTAAAACATACGCTATTTATCATAATATGTTTAGGCTGGACACAAAAAAGCCCTGACAGAATCCGTCAAGGCTTTACTAAATCACTAAAATCTACTTAAAATCAATGTTTTATATCATTTTTCCATCGTTGAACTTCCCGTTCACCTTTGGAACTACCGAAATAGTAACCAAAAATATCCTTGGCTATGGCTCCTGCCATACCTGTTAGGTTACCAACAATAAAACTTTCTTCGGTATTCATATTCCCCAAACCTTTGGAAAGAATATAACCTGTAATTCCAAAGAAGGCAATGACACCGATATAAGCCAACAAATTTTGTGTAATGTTGCGTGAACCCGACCTTACTACTTCCACTTCACGATTACGTGCAGAGATACGGTCTTCATTTTCCGCTCGGATGATTTCCTGCTCATGTTGTTTGAGCATTTGCTCCAGTTTGAGAGCCAGTTCCGCCTTTTCCTCTTTAGAAGTTACCACTTCATCAATAATACCCCTTGCGCCGTCTAGCAATTTCCCACCACTAAACAGTTCTTTAATAAATCCCCAACTCATAATCATCTTATTTTAACTTGTTTTTAACTATTTTCAACTTCTATTTAACTTATAGGCAACTCTATACTAATCCTCAAAGAAATTCAGCGAACCCTTTACTCCGTATCTGTTCTTGTAGATACTAATAGTTCCGTTGTCCACTCCTCCAGCAATTTCCACTTCATGTTCCCATTCTTTGCCACCTTTAAACTTCCCGTCTTTTGTAGTTTGTAGAATGAGTATGAATGCTGTATCAGGATATTTCTCACGCATCAGCTTGTAGCTTTCCAAGTCTACTCCCAAATCAGTAATTGAATCTAGTATTACGAACTGATAGTTGCCTACCGGAATATTGCGTAGGTCTTTTACAAAGTGTAGGTTCTTAGGCAACGATGGTAATAAGTTCAGTTTCTCTGTAAGTGGTGCAGAATTATATTCTTCTCCGCTTACATACAACACACTTCCAAAATTGGTAGCCAGGTAATGCCCGAAGGATAACAAGAAGGTTGTTTTACCGCTTCCTGGCTGACCAAAAATCATCATATCAAAGTTGGTTGCAGGTTGACCAATAAGTGCAGCCCATTTGCCAGTAAGATTCAACTTTTCAAATTCCATCTTGGCTACTTGTTCTGCCGTCATTACTCCGTTGAGTTCATTACACTTTACTTTCTTCACGCCTTGGTTATGTGAACAAGCTCCACGCTTGGCATCGGAATACTTTTTGGAACGGCATTTACGGAGTTCTTTTTCACCAGTATCATAAATTCTTCCGAGGTGGCAGTTACAACCTTCTATAATACCCATCAATCCATTGAGTTCCTGGTCTGATACCTTGAGAGTACCTTGCTTGTATTTCTTTACCTGATTAACAATGGACTGAACTCTATCAAAGTATGGGTCTTCTGAAGTGATACCTGCTTTGCCGATATATTTCAGAAAAGCTTCTATCTTGTCGGCTTCCAACTCCTTTCCCTGCATCCCAATAAAACGTTTGATAACGGCTACAGACTTATAGACTGCTTCACCGCCCACAATACCTACATACTTTGCCAAATCAGATTCATTGATGACTAAACGGACTTCGCTGTTTGGGTTTGAGTTATTGTACAACTTAACCAACTTATCTTGAATGATTCTGACCTCATCCGCATAGGGAGATGATTTAAGAATCAGCTTTTGTACGATGGCTTTTTGTAAGGATTTAATATAGGATAAGACGGAGGATAATTGCTTGGATTTGTTGTGGAAGCCAATAAACCGTTTAATAAATTTCAATTCTTCATCCAGATTCTCTACAAATTTGGGAGGCACAGTTTCTTTCTCTGTTTCTTCTGAAGTTTTCTTTGCCTTGGGTGGCTTCTTGGTTTTTGGTTCGTTCCTGGGTGAATCTCTTTTTGCATTTGGTCTTATCTTCTCATCAAACTCCAGCAATTCATCCTGACTTATGTTTAATGTATCGGCCAGCTTTTTCTTGGAGGTTGAAAGCCCATTCTTTCTTAGGTTCGCAATCTCAGTCTTGGAGAGTTGGGCATAGAAATCCCGAATAATGGTTTCTTTATTGTCCTTTCGGTAGCTTAGATATTCGTTCAGTTTGTTCAGATAAAGGTCTATGGTTTCCCTGATGTCTTTATCCTCATCATAGAACTCTACCGATTCCAAAAAGAACTCATGCCCTTCACGAAGCATTTCCGGCAAGGCGGAAATATCAACGTTGCTTATGGTGTTGGTGTAATTGTCTTTGGTTATCATTTGACTATGGTTTTAGTCAAATTTGGGACAAAATGACATTTAGATTGGGCTATCTAGGGAGATTAAGGAACATTATGGCAGGATTCTTGACAAAAAATCTTTTGGCTTGTATATTGACTATTAAAGGTATAAAGCTGTTTAACTTGCTGAAAATGAATATAAATACTTTTGAATTAATTCTAAATAAAACGGAAATAGAAATTCTTTCTACGCCTTATGAGAAAGAGAAATTTGATTCGTTGCAAGAGAATCATCCAGATATGTGCATATATAGGGATGGAAACACCATTTACTGCTGGGGTTTAAACACAACAACAGATAGCGATGGTGCTGCCTCTAATATGTCCAAAGTCAAGATTCGGTTTGAAGACAATTCTCTAATTTTTTGTTCAATTATTGAAAACGCAATTGCTACATATTTTAAATCTCGAAATAGACCAGTCTTTAAAACTAAATATTCTTCAAACTGGGAGATTGAACTAACAGAGAAAAAGTCTTTTAATGGCTTAGATTCTGTTTCTGTATTAAATTTTGGTGTTCATCCATTTTATTCCATTAAGTATAAAAAATCATTTTGTACTCTTTCTGTCAGGGTCACACAGAAATTCAAATTCACTATTTCGGAAAGTGAGTTTAGTGAAAGAAAAATTGATATACGAGGTTGGAAACGTAATCAGGAAGGAGAATTGGTGGGTTCAAGGGATAATGTTGCTAATTTTATAAAAGCCACTAATCAGAAGACTAATTTTGATTCGTTTATAAACTCTTGCAATTCTGATAATACTGCTTATGATAAGTTAGTCAAATTTTCCGGATACTTTAATAACAACATTGGAAAGGATTTGATATTACCTGATGGGTTAGAAATTACAGAATTCAGATTGAATCTTTTACCAGATCAACATCTTGAAGCTGCTGAAATCACCAAGCCCCGTTATTATTTCCACAATAACACTCCTCACTCTGGCGGGTATTATCAAGATAGTATAAAAAACTTAAAGCCGTCAACCTTCGGGTTTTTCTCTAATCAATCTTGTAAGATAACGATAATTACTCCTTCTGTATTCGAGGGATCTGCTGAAATATTTGCCCCTAAAATTCTAAAAGAGTTAAAAGAAACATATCATTTATCAAAATTGACTATAGAGATTAAGTCATTTGATAAAAATCAACAAACTTATTCGGAATTTATTGATACTATTAACTTCACAGGAGTAAGCCTGGTTATTGTTATCGTTTCTCAGAATGATAAAGCTATGGGTGTAAGTGGGTCTGCTCCATATTATGCTTCAAAAGCTAAGTTACTTAATCAGAAAGTTCCGACACAAAAAATCACCATTGAAAGTATTCGTAAAAATGATCGAAACATAGAATCTGCGATCGCTCTGAATATCTATTCAAAAATTGGGGGGACAGCGTGGACAGTTGAAAAAGTTGAGAAAGATAAAGTAGAGGTAATAATTGGCGTAAGCTCAACCATAGACTATGAAAAGAATAGACTAATGGGTTTTGCTAGTGTGTTTGATTTTGATGGAAGTTACTTGATAGGTGCATGTAGTCCTCTTAGTACAAAAGATAATTATCAAAGTAATTTACAACAGTATTTGATTACTACTATAAGTGATTTAATTAAAGAAAAAGCAATAAATAAAGGAGAATCAATACGTTTGATCTTTCATCTTTCTAAAGAGGCTGGCAAGAAAAATAAAATCAAAGCAATTGAAAATGCCTTGGCTCATTTTAAGGATTACGATATTCAATTTGGAATTGTACATCTAAGTTTTAGTCACAATTACCGGATTTACGATAATGAAGGGAAAACAGAAATTAAAAGAGGTACATTTATTCAGATTTCAACTTTCCAAGCTCTTCTTCACTTGGGTGCTAAAACCAAAGTGCCAATATTAGTGAGATTGGATAAACGTTCAACCTTTAAAGATATTTATGAAATAACTCGGCAGGTTTTTTATTTCACTCACCTTTGCTATCGGAATTTACGTCCTGCAAATGTGCCGGTAACGATAAAATACCCTTCTTTAATGGCAAAACTTACCAGTGAAATTAAACAAGTGCCCAATTGGGATTATGCTCAATTGAATCATATTAAAGACAAACTTTGGTTTATATAATGGATGCAATTTCAATTATAAAAAGTAAAAAAGAAAACATTGCTTCCAAGGCTAACATAAAAGAACTGGTCTTTTATAAATTTCTGACAAATGATATTGTCGAGCAAAATTCACAAGGTTTGGGTGATATAGAAAAGGCATGTGTTTTAGTTTTTACAAATTCACAATCACCAACCCTTCCAAGTGAAATTCAAAGGATACGTAATTCAAGCCCAATAAGAGGATTTCACTATTCTTACGAATTGATTTCATTATGTGCGGTAGCTCTAAGTTCTGATGATGATGATATTCAATCATTGAAAGCATATTTCAATTCACATGGGTTAGTAGATAAATATATACTTTCAAAATTGTTTCCAAATCATTTTTCACTTGTTGAAACAGAAGGAGGACTTACTTCAATTGAATTACTGATTAAGGAAGTTTTTATTATTAAAAATCATCAAATTGATACCACTATACTCTACAACGCTATTGAATCTGCTGAAAATCTAATAGATATATTCGTTATTGAAAATGCTCTGAAAGAATTGTTTAAATTCCATCCAGATGCCCGTCTAAAAGAAAATTTTGATGCACTTAAATTTGAGCTCTCAAATTTTAAAAGCATTAATACAAGACGAGTTAACATTACTTTAAACGTTTTTATAATTCTATTCATTTTTGGTTTCGTTGCTGTAATTTCATATTTAGCTTATGACAATTGGAATGTTTTGGAACCAATTACATTTGTTGGATCATTGATTTTAGCTTCACTCGGCTTCATCTATCTTCTTCTATTTCATAGAAATATTGATTACAAAGGCTGGACAGACAAAGTCAAAAAAAGCTGTATTAGAAAAATTTCTAAGTTTCTTGCAATTGATTTTGACAAAATCAATAATATCTTAAACGAGTAGATTGAGTTTGATTTTCACCGCCTTCGCTCTCATCTTCGCCAATCGCATACGCCTGTTACGATCATTGGATGAAGCCTGAATAGGTACTTCGACATCAGGAAGGATGCAGTTATCCTGAGCCACATCGGCAGACTTGTAGGTAAGCAGGTAGTTGAGTTTGGAGAACTCTTTGGCTCTGGTTTCGGGAGATTCGCCACGAACGGCCAAACGGTCTTTCTTGTCTTTTACCTCATAGTATTTCTTTTCAAAGTATTCCTGTGAACGGAGGTATTCCAGTTCCAGGTTTACTTTTTCCTTATCGGTTTTGTAAGAAACGATAATATCCGCCATGTTATCGTTGATGGTAAAACCCTTTTGTTTGAGGATGGTTTCTTCCGCTTTCTTGACTTCCGACATAAAACCCTTGAAACTGCTGAATACATTTTCACGATTGTCTTTGGAATCTGTTTCATCGGCTATCTGATAGAATACTCGACCCAAACGAAGCAGTTCCTTGTCTTCCTGTGAAGCGGATGCCAGGAATTGAGTAGCCTCATCAATAGCTTTCTTTACACGTTCCAAAAAGGATTTCTGATTTTCCTTAGTTTTATTCATCCACCAATTAGCTTCTTCATACTTCTTTACCAAATCTTCACTGAAGAAGAAGTTTTGAAATGAAGGTACAAGAGACTGCAAGTGTTCTTTACATTTAGCCCTGTAATCAAAATACATACGAAGCTTAATATCGAAACGCATCAGCGTATCAATGTTACCATCAATGATAGCTAGTTTACGTTGTACCTCTTTGCGTTCCTTGTCAAGCAAGATGGTTACGATAGCTTCAATGTTGGTGAAGAGCGCAAACTTCACTTCTTCTGGATCTATGCTTTCCAAATCTATCACATTGGCTGAACCTCCACGATACCAAATGTCATTGATACGACTGGTCTTTTCTTCCAGCTTCTGAAACACAAATACGTCCATTGAATCCTGCACCAATGGCATCACTACACGGATATATCCAAACTCATTGCCTTGCCTCCAGATACGACCTTCGAGTTGCTTTACATCCGTTGGATTCCAGTCAGGGTAGCAGTTGTACAATACTGTTCCTTTCTTCTGCAAGTCAATTCCTTCACGGATAGAAGCCGTCCCGATAATGATTTTACAAACCCCTTCCAGAAAAGCATCTTTGATAGTTTCCTTTTTTTCTAAGGTCATACCAGAAGTGATAATCTCTACTTCATCCAGTGTATCGTTATGAAACTTTACTTTCTGTTTGTAGCCCACCTCTTTTTCCAGGTACTCTTTGATAAACTTGAAGAAGTCCTTACCACGGTTAATATAAATCACCTGACCAGATACCGCTTCGTTTCTGCTTTCGTGATGTTCTTTTACTGAACGGATACAATCCATTACATACTTGATTTTCGGACTTTCTTCAACAAACTCTTTGTAGTCCGTTGGTGGCAAACTGTGTTTGTACAAGAATGGCGAAACAGCATTGTCCAGCGATTGAGCCAAAGCACGCATGATATTCCCATCACTGGAAGTCCCCGACCTTGCCAAAGCAACTATTTCTTCTTGATTGGCTTTTTGGTTGGGTGTCATTTCCAAATAAGTCAATACTTGCTTATCACGTTCCAACCTTCGCACACTTCCCGAAGTATCACGGGCATTGATTCGTGGTAGGTTGATTTTACAAGGACGTTTCACACCTGCATCTTCACCTGTTTTGTAAGCGATATGGTTAAAGATGAGCTGTTGTAATACGATTCGATTGTTGAAAGACTTTACTACGTGCTGCTCACGGATGGTATCGTCATAGCTGTTTACATACTCCAGTGTTTGTAATACAAAGGATTCCATGAAACGCTGCACATTGCTTAGTCCGTTTTGCTTCATGTAATTGTAAGCAACCAATGATAGCATGGAATAAATTTCCAATGGACTATTGGCAAATGGTGTAGCTGTTAAAAGCATTACATTACGCCCGTAAGTACGCTGAATATAATTACAAAGGAAAAAGGCTTTAATGGCACGAGTGGATTGGTTTCCAGTAATCTTGAATCGTTTAACTCCATCTTCGTCTGCCAGTACATTGTCGAATACGTTCTTGAAGTTATGGGCTTCGTCAATCACAATGTAGTCAATACCCAAGGAATCAATATCGGCTACCGTTCCTTTATTGCCTTGCCCAAGCATTTCACGGTATTTTTGATTCCGCTTTTCAATATCTCGTTGTGTAAGATTGGCAACATCTTGCTGATTAAGAATGTAGGATAGTTCACCAAACAATGTTTCAAATACAGACTTACTGAAACCAATCTTAGCAAAGCCTTCATAAGTAAGTACCGTAATGGTCTTGGCTTCAATCTTTTTATTCAGGTCTATTTTTCTCAAAACAGAAGTACCCAAGTTATACCATTCGTTTACTTTGTAGCCTACGTTGGATAATACTCCTGGAACAAATTGCTTGGTTTTCTCATCAGAGAAACCAATAATCTCACGTACCCATTTGGCATAGGTCGGATTGGGAACTACAATCAAAGGACGTAAGCATTTTCCTGAATAGAGATTGTTAGCTAAAGTGATTATAGCCGACATGGTTTTTCCTACACCCACATCGTAAGCAAGGATCCCCGACTTAGCCATTTCCATAAATGCAATGGCTTCTCTTTGTGCCTGTGAGAATCGTAGTACTCCGCTTTTGAACATCGCAGAACATTCAAAACCAATGGGTACTCGGTTGTAGGGAATGGCTGAATGCCCGTTGAAAGTCCTGTTCCAGCTAAAGTCTATCTTTTGCTGGTCTTCAAAAGTAATGGCTTCATACAGGAAACTGGTAAAGAGTTCTTCTGCTTCCAACATTCCGTACTTTTCAATGCTAGACTTTTCTTCTTCCGAAAGGTATTTGGAAAGATTATCACCATCGAGATAGTATTTGATAATCTGATAAGGTGTGATATTCTTAAACTGGCTTTTATCAAGTGATTCGAGCCATATCTTAAACACTTCAAACAAAGGCATATTTTCGGGCAAATCAATTCCTGTTTCATCTTTCAGGCTACTTACCTTAAACTCTTTGGCAAATTGAGAAATAGCTAAAATCTTTGGACGTTGGCTAACATCAGGATTGATAACCGATAACATCTTTGGACGAACACCACCTTTATCGAGTGGGTTCATGATAAGGTTATATTGACGCTCATACACCTCTTTGCCATAGTCAGAAATAAGCTGTGCTTTGTCTGCATCCAGTTGCAGTTCTCTGTCATACATATTACCATAGGCGTAAATGGGATAAGGAACAAGTGTTCCATTGATATAATACAACGTTCCTTTTTTTACATAGTCAGCAAACACTTTGTCATTGATACTGGCATTGTGCTTAACCAATTCTACATCCTTCTCTTTGATGTATACCAAAGCGTTTTTAGGAAGCCCGTTACTTGCCGAATCATCGGTTCGGACAATCAGGTATTGGTCTTTGTCGTATTCATGTTTCTTTCCTGTAAATGTTCCTACCCATGAACCCCAACCAAGTTCTAGTACATCTCTGAAATGATTGTCTTTTACAATAGCAATTCGTCCCTGCATTTCATTTTTACCTTTTACAGAGACAGAGGTTTTGGTATCGGTACTTGTTTTAAGAAAATACTTTTCCCAGCCTAGCATTTTTTCACCACGTCCACGCTGAAACCACACCCATGCTTTGATTTCATCTTCGGAGATACCTTGGTTATAAAGCCTGACCACATCCTCAAAGCCGAGCTTGTCGGTAGCTGAATACTTCTTATCATCTTGAATGATTTTCTGTATCACATCTACATGATGATTGATCTTTTGAACCACCAATTCACCAAGTTCTCCTAATTCCTGCATGGCATCTACTCCATCTAATCCTTGAAATTGGCTGTACCAGTCAGAGGATTTTTGCAGACGCATTTTCATTTGAAGGGCTTTTGCTTTCGCCTTGATTTTATTCATATTCTTGGTGTCTTTGGATGGAGCAATAAAACTCCGAATGGTATTTATGATGTCTTCTTTCGTGCCTTGTATGCTTAATGGAAATTCTAGTGAACTGGTGATGACTTCTCTGCCACAAACTTTTTCGGGATGGAGAGCAAACCAAGTATTGTACCGGGTAAGCTCTGTGAAGGTCAAAGGATGGTTTTTGAAATTCTCGTTCTGCATGATGATACAAATGTCCTGCAAGTGGTTTTCCTCATTCTGGATCACCCCATAACGGAGTAACTTACGTTCATGGCCATTGGATTCGTCTTTGGGTAATTCCTGTAAGCGTTTTTCAATAAAATTAATCCTGGCTCGTAGATAAGCTGGGCAAGTATCATCAGGGCTGTTCAATCGATTACTCATTCCAGTTCCGATTCCAGTTGTGCAATAGCTGTACTTACAGGCAATGTGTTTTTGATAACGTAATCAATAATCATTGTCTCTGCTTTGAGATAGCCTTCTTTGGTCTGAATCAGTCGATGGAAGTTGGGATATGTATTTGGCTTACAAGAATCAAAAGCCTCTTTAATTCGGAGGCGAAGGATTGTTTTAATATCGCTTTGTATCATTTTCTTTGAACGGGGTTTGTTCAAAGGTATCAGTCCTTCAACTTTTTATTGGGAGATTGGGTAATATTGGAACTATAGGTTTTATTTAAGTGTTTGCTTAAATACAAAAATAGCGTAACTTTGCAACTATGGATAACAATAATTCTTGCATAAGGCTACAAGCTGACCTAAAACAGATTAACCGTTGTAAAGACAGGGTATCTGAACTTAACGACATGTTTGATTATTTATCAAATGGACTAGAACTGGCAGGTAATAATGTTCGATTGAAAATTTTTTATTTAGTTTATAAAGAAAAACGGTTATGTGTTTGTGATTTGAGTGATATTCTCGGTATGACAATTTCAGCAGTTTCTCAACATTTGCGAAAAATGAAAGATCGCGGACTTATTCTGACAGATCGTGAAGCACAAACCATTTTCTATTCATTGACAAAGGAATATGAAAAGTTGCTGAAACCATTTTTCAAAATACTCGATGAAAACAAAGCTTTTTAAACAACATGAAATCAGATACAAAATTAATCGGTGTAGGAATTTTGACGGCTATTGCTTCTTCTATATGTTGCATAACACCTGTATTAGCAATTATAGCAGGGACAAGTGGAATTGCTTCTACTTTTTCTTGGCTAGAACCATTCAGTCCTTATTTTACCAGTCTCACAGTTTTAATTTTGGGCTTTGCATGGTATCAGAAATTCAGTCCTAGAAAGCAAATTAACTGCAATTGTGAGACAGATCCAAAATTGAGATTTGTTCAATCCAAAGCCTTTTTGGGAATTGTTACGGGTTTTGCAATTCTTATACTTTTCTTTCCTTATCATTCATACATTTTTTATCCGAAAGGTAATAATCAAGTAATTATAGTTAATAAATCAAACATTCAGACAGTTGAATTTAGAATTAGTGGAATGACCTGCAATAGCTGTGCCGAGCATGTCAATCACGAAGTGAATAAACTTAACGGCATAATAAACTCAAGTGTTTATTATCAGCAAGGGATTGGAATTATTGAGTTTGATAATTCTAAAGCAACACTTAAAGAAATTGAAGAAGCAATTAATTCAACTGGATATTCAGTTACCGATAAAACAATAAAATGAAAAATGAAAATTATAACTAAGTCTGTCATTACCTGCCCAAACTGCGGATACATAAAGGAAGAGCAAATGCCAACCGATGCTTGTCAGTATTTTTATGAATGTGAAAAATGCAAGACTATCATAAAACCCAAGGAAGGAGACTGCTGTGTTTTTTGTAGTTATGGCTCGGTAAAATGTCCACCAATTCAACAGAAAAAGGATTGTTGTTAATTACAACAATCCCTCATCTGCAAAACTATAATAGCTGTTCTTGGTCAAGATTATATGGTCAAGAACAGTTATGTCAAATAATCTACCGGCTTCTTTAATTTTAGCGGTAAGCGTTTTGTCCGCTTCGCTTGGTTTGGTGTTACCTGACGGATGGTTATGTGCAAGGATCATAGAGGTTGAGAGACTACTTAAGGCTGCGGCAAAGATGATCCGAACATCTGCAATAGTAGCATTGATTGACCCTACAGAATGTTTGTAATAGCCAATGATTTCGTTTTGCTGATTGAGAAATAAAACCACAAAGGCTTCCTGCAATTGTAACTTTCCTCGTTCGTATGTCTTTCGTAAAAAATCGGCTAAGTCAAACGAACTTGATATTTTCCCTAAAAACATCTTACCACGATTATATCGGATTTTTACTTCCGGAATAAAGTCTTTTGGAATGCCACCAAGTCCTGAATAAATCATCTCGTTTTTCAGTTGATATGGTTTTGATTTTGCACGTTTGTAAGCTTTGCTTCTTTTCATTTTCTTCTTAACACAATAATATCCGTTGGTACTTCTGAATACTTAAACACAGGAGGTAAGCGGTACGCATCGACCAAGTCTGCCAATGCTCCGATTTCTTCTTTGGCTTCATTGTAGGTATCGCCATTGCGGAGAAAGTTGCTACCCGTAAGGTAGATGAGCAAGCCCCCTGGCTTTAGCAACTTTAAGCCTTGGTAGATAAAGAAATTCTCTATTTGCTTTAACTTCTTGGCTTCAGGGAAATAAGAGCTGTACTGATTCTTATAAATGCCGTAAGGAGGATTGCCAATGACCAATGAAAAAGGATACTCTTTTAACCAAGTAGGCTTGTCTTTCAACCGACTGGTGTATCGTGGGGCTTGGAGAAATGCTGTTTCAAAATACTCCTTGTACACAATACATCCCGGATAAGTGATTTCGGCAATACGAGCTGATACAGGATTAATTTCAAAACCCACACATTTTTTGAAGTCTTTGGCAGGTCGTATCATTCTACCTGTGCCGATGCTTGGTTCTAATACATTGCCACCATCATAACCGTAATGATAAGCTAGTTCCCACATAAGTTCCACAACAAAGTCAGGCGTGTAGAACTCATACAGAATACCCTCTCCAGAAGCTCCTTTCTTACCCTGACCGCCAGAACCTTCGTAGTGCTGGATAAAGGCGATGTCTTCTGCTGAATACTTTTCATTACCTGCATCTTTTCTGCGGATGAGTGCCTCTATTTCTTTGTTGAGGGTATGTTGGTTTACCTTCGTCATTATTTACCCTTCAATTCTTTGGCTACACGTTTAAGGGCGGTTGTCCATTTTTCACCTTTTTTACGGGTCTTTTTAGCGTGTTTAGAGATTTGAGCAACCTTACTTGTGGCGGTTCTCTTTTTTGTTACCTTCCTTTTTACCGTCTTCTTTTTCATATTTCGTATCTTTGAGGTAAAAGTATTTGAGTACAAATATTTAATTGGGAGTTTAGGGACGTTTAAATGAGTTATAAAAGAATTGCAATAGATTTCAATCAAGGAGAGAAATGTGAGTTTTGTCCGAGAACACTAAGTTCATTTACAGGAGTATTGATGTTAGAAATCGAATCAGGAAGAAAAGTATGGGCAGGTACAACCTGTGCGAAGAAACATTCCGAAAATCCGAATGATTCAATACCTAATCTTGTAAAAGCAAGCTATGATGTAGAACCCAAAGATGATGAAGAAGAAAGTTCTTCCAAATCACGAAAAGCAGGTAGCCAAAGTATTGATTCGCCAACGGAGGAAGAGGCTATTTCTTATTTGATTCTGCGCCAAGAAAAATTAAAACATATTAAAGGTATTGCTTATTCGGAGTTAGAACCTTTATACGAACGTTATCAATCAAATTTGATGACAGACGAAAATATTACTCGTTTAAAGAGATTAATAGTAAAAAATAATCAAGAGAACAAAGAGTTAAGTTTACGCTGGCTTCGGAATCTCTATGCCTGCGAGGCATCACTACAAAGATGTCTAAGGAAGAATCCTGAAAATGAGTTCTTTAAAAGTTTACTATCTCACTTGCATTCTAAAAAGTCATTGTCTGAAAAGCAGATTATAAAAATGAATGAAGAATTGGATAGAATTGGCTTCAAGCATAAAGTTTCTCCAGAAGCATTTATCTTGATATAAATTACAAGATGTTTTTTTAGAATATTAATGATTAAATAATATGGCATCAAAAGAAGAGAATTTACAATTTAAAGTTGGATGTTTATTGAACCTTGAAGGGATTGATTTGGATACTCCTATTTATAGGGTTTTCCCAATAGAGCGACTGCTTCAATTTTTTAATGAGAAGAAAAACACTTTAGTTAAACCTGCAATGTGGGACGACCCTTTTGAGAATGTTATATATCAACAGACAGCCATTTATCATACAGGCGAAACGATTTATTTTGATAATATTAGGGAGTGTTTTTATGGTCAGTGTTGGACTTTGAACACTGAAGAAACTGATGCCTTATGGAGAATATATTCACCATCAAAGAATGGTATACGTGTTAAAACGACTCTTAAAAAGTTATGGGATACTTTTTATAATGACAATGATCCTAATGCAATGATTTCATATTATTTAGGCAAAATGATTTATGAATCAGAACCTGATATTAAGGCTTTTTTAGAGGATCCAGTTAATTTAAAAAGTATGATTTTGTCTTCTGGAAAGGAAAGCGTTCAAAGTTTATTAATAAAAAGGAACGAATTTAAACATGAAGATGAAGTTAGAATTATTTATTTCGGACAAAAAGAGCATTATGATTTAAAGAAAAATATTTTTCAATATAATATAGACCCTAATGAGTTAATTGATGAATTGTTTTTTGATCCTCGTTTTGACAAAGGATTATATAATGCAATGGTTAATGAATTCAAAAGGCTTGGGTTTAATAAAACTATTAATCAGTCTAAATTATATCAATTGCCTAAATATAATCTTCGGTTAAACTTGTAAAATAATCACGGCTCTCCCCAAAGCTCAAAACACAACCTTACCTGAGCCTTGGTAAAAAGTTTTTGGTACTTGGTATAACCAATAGCCTCAAACTTATGCAGGCTTCTGTTGATCCATGCTGCCAAAGTATTTTTACTTATTCCGTAAAGTTCACACAGTTCTTTCTTGGTGTACATGCGTACGTCAGCAATCACTTCATCTGGGAAGTTTATTGTTTTTACTTTGAAATCGGAATTGTTTTTCATTTCCATTGTCTATCTGTGAATGGATTTGAAAAAGAATACAGGAGGCGAGAATCCAAGACCAGCGGAGAAGTTTGCAGGAATCGGTTCGTCATCTTCTAAGGTACTTTGATACGTCTTGGATACAGTTGCACTGTGAACCCATCCAGGGGAATTTAGTGCAGGTATGTAAAGCAAAGGTTTGATCTGTGTAGTAGCAATGCCTCTGAAACGTATTTGTGAATTGCTATTGTGTTGCATGGCGAAATAATACAAACCGGCACTAAGAACTACCGATAATGCACTTAGTATTTTATCTCCCACTGAATCAATAGCAATTTCAGGACTTTGATATATCACTTTTCCAATCAAAGGCGAACGATTATCTCTGGCACGAACAATTCCAATGTTCATTTTACTGCCTCCATTCCCGGCATTATTTAAGCTTAATGCTAACTCGTTCAGTACAATGTCTCTTTCGAGTAAAAAAGGAATGTAGGTGATTAGATTTGCCGAGAAGTTGGACGAGTTGCTTATGCTTACCATATTGGAAAACAAAGGAGACCAATACCTGAGCGTTCCATCAAATAAGCCAATGTGTTCGTAAGGATTTGCCAATACCTTACTATCAACAAGTTTCCCATCTTGGTCAAAGATCGGAATCTTGCCCGCTGTTATCGGCTCTTTGCGAATTACCTGTTCTTCTTTTACCACAATATTACCCTGAACACTATTCATAGTTTTCTACTTCAAGGTTAGGGTCAGTAATCATTCCCGTTCCTAACATCAAATTGTTTACCAGGCTTCCTGTGGCATTATTGGTCGTCCATGAATTCGTCAGTTTAAATTGGTAGTTGGCATTGTTATTCACAATCCAGCCTTCTACACCATTGACGAAACGACAATTGTTGATGATGATATACTTGTTAGAGCCTGCACCTCCATATCCATCGGCACAGTATAGGTTATTGTGATTCCCTTTAAAGGAACAATCCTGAAACAGGTACTTAGAAACCTGAGAATCTGAATAATAATCCAAGAAGCTAATGCTTGCGTATTGACCATTGCTATTGGTATCAATGGATTCAAAATGACAACGATAAAATTTGAGAAGGTAATTATCAGGGAAAAATCCAGAATTGCTTGTAGTGACCAGCATTCCACCCTTGATATAGCAGTTTTCAAATACAGTCTGTGTGTAACCTGAATAGTTTCCTGCACCTAAATAAGTAGGGATGGTATTGTTGGTTGATACCAACTCACAATTTCTGAATTTGAGTTTTTTGATTTGATTGAAACCTCCGGCATTTCCTATGATTTGCTTGGGCCCTTCAAAGCGAATTCCTTCAAACTCTAAATCACAAGAAACATACGGTGTAATTAATGCCCAGTCCAGATTAGAGGAAAGGTTTTTAATTGTGCCTTTTCCATAGACTTTACATTTTACATAATTTGGATAAACCAAAATGCTTCCGTAGGAATAGGAACCTTGTGAAACCTCAATGGTTGCATTAAAGAGATAATGGTCAATGCCATTTTTAACAGGAAATCCAAAACTACTGTTTACCTGATATACACCGGGCATCGTAATACAAAGTCCTGGTGTACCCGAAGGAATAGAATTCATAGCAGCAGAATGCGAATAGAATGGTTTGTTGATATTCCCTACACGTCCTGTAAAATCATTGCCAAAGGTTTTGTCAACTATGACCACATTACCAACATGTCCCAGGCTATCAATAACATTGAATACATTGTTTCTGGAAGGGGCATGTGTAGTGTCTCCCGGCCATGTAGTCGGGTTGTACGCTTCCTCAATGACCTCCACAGGGGCATTGACCTGTGAGGTACTTCTGGAAGGTCTGGGGCGGTATAAACGAAGTTTATTAAGAAGCATTAGCCGAAAAATTGTATTCTAATCTTATGTTGTCTTCCTGGTTCTATGCCAATGATTTTAAATCGTTGCATGTTTTCCGTTCCCTTCACTTCATAAACACCAAAGTCACCTAAAGGCATACCTTCAAGGGATGTAGGTGCGTCACCGTCTTCACGGAAACGAAGTACAATATCTTTGTTGTATTGGTATGGGTCGGATTCAATGACCATTATGGCATAACGAGCATATTCGGGAATAGAAAGCGTTGATACCGCATCCGCATTCACCTCCAACGTAACATAGCCCACACATTCTCCCTGAAAGAACAAGGTGTATAGTAAATCGCTAATGACGTTGTGAAATGGAATCTTAGGAATGCGCATGACGTTTACTTTTCTTCTTTTGTTTGGTATATAGATGATATGCTCCGGCAACCGTAGCACTTGCCAATAGCAAGGCTACACCAAATCTGATCCATCGTTTTTTTTAGCATTACGGTATAATTCCTCGATAGGAAATGAGGAAGGGACTCTGCTAATGATATAGCGTTTCCATTCGCCAAGATTGATAATACGGTCTTTGTTCCTGTCCAATCCCTGATTGTACTTATATACAATGTCCGGGAAGTTCCATGAATCGGGACGTTTATTGATAAGAGCCGAAGGGTAAAATGTAATCAGGTACAGGTCTGTAAATCCATTGACATACTTTGCCCACTTCTTGAAATATTTCTCTACGTAATCCAATTGCTGTACATTGGTCATAGCGAGTAGTTGCTTAGTGGTTGTACCAAGCTCTGTTGCAACAAAAGGCATAAACTGAATCAACCCCGTAGCTCCACCCATCGGGTTTACTGCTTTATGGTTGATATTACTTTCCATGTACATTACCAGCATGAGCCAATTGGGATTAATCCCTAAGCGTCCACTTATTTCCTTTACTTTTTTGATGAAAGCTTCTTTGTTTTCTTTCACCATGTATTCAAATACCAACATATTCTACTTTAATTTTTGCGTTATACATATTTCACATGATCGGATGGAACGACTGCCATTGAATTGTCAATCGCCTTGAACATGGTCATGCCATTGGACACTTGTTGTTCATCTCCAAGGATGGTAT